GCCATTGGCGCTGAGCTGTTCTGCAATGCCAACGGAACGTTCATCCTCGCTGACGTGCCAGACATCGACAGCCCCAGCATCAGCACCGTGTGGGACGTGACCACGGGAGACACCGGAGTCATGGTGTCCGCGGACGTAGACCTCACCTCCGAAGATGTGTTCAACCGGGTTATCGCGTCCGGCGAGAACACAGCGGACAACGCTGCCCCAGTTACCGGCACCGCCACGATTACGAGCCTTGCTGACCCGCTCCGCTACGGTGGCCCGTTCGGCAAGGTTACCAAGAGCTACAGCTCAGCGCTGATCACCACCACCGCCAAGGCACTAGCCGCCGCTGCCGCCATGCTCCGGCGCTACCGGGCCCCAAACCGCACGGTCACGCTCCAGACGATTCCGAACCCCGCCCTGGACGTCAGCGACCGAATCCGCGTCGACTACGGGCCCGGCATTGATCCCGAACTGCACCTGGTCCAGTCCTTCTCCGTGCCGCTGAGCGTGACCGGGGGAGCTACCAGTATTGCCACCATCAGCGGAAGGACGGACGCATGAGCGCCTACCTTGATCGCATCATCGCCGCTGTCATCGACAACATCAAGAAGTCGGGTCTTCTGGCCCAAGGCACCATGGCCGGCACCGTTTCCGCGGTGGGCTCGGACGGAACCGTCACAGTCACGCGCAACGGGGACACGTACCCCAAGGTGCGCCGGCTGGTGTCCTACGCAAGCCCCGCTGTGGGCCATGCAGTGCTGTTTCATCGCACGCTCGGTGGCTGGGTCTGCCTTGGGCAACTCGCCACCACCTGATCACCCTTAGACCTTTTTGGAGACACCGTGCCGCTGACTGACTCCCAAGGCCAGAACGTTCCGTACCCCACGCTGTCCGACAAGCCCAACGCCCAGACGGCGTTCCAGGGCATCGTTGACAACCTCACCCCCAAAACCGTCATGACGTACGCCTCTGCCACCGTTCGGGGCGCGACGATCACCGTTCCTAAGTCAGGCATGCTGACCTGGCTCCAGGATGTGCGCCGGCTTGAGGTTTACGACGGAACTGGCTGGTCGACCGTCACCGCTGGCTCGTCTGCCTGGACCACGGTCACGCTGAGCCAGGGATACGCGCACAACGGGAACAACCAGGGAACCTTCCAGTACCGCCGGATCAACCTGTTCGGCGAAGTCGGTCTCATGTTCCGAGGGGGGCTGACAGTCACCTACCAGGACGGCGACGTTAAGTACACCAACGAGATGAACTCCGTTGCGCTGCCCTCCAACTGCCGACCGACCAGCCTCCGCTCCTTGGTCATCCCGTGCTCTGACGTCAACAGCGCGCGAATCACCATGAAGATGGACGTCACCACGGTCGGCACCCTGAACCTGTGGGGCGTACAGGCCGGCTCCAATCCGGCGTGGATTGGCTTCAACGGCGTGTTCTGCTCCCTGTAAACCCCGCCCTTTTGAGGAGAAACCCCTATGGGGACCAACCCGAACAAGGCCATAGCCGCTGGCAAGGCTGAGGCCGGCTATCACGAGGGCCGCTCAAATGGCCACTGGAACAACCACCAGAAGTTCTCGCCGGCGGTGCCCGGTCTGGAGTGGTCCCAGGACCAGGCATGGTGCGCAACGTTCGTGAGCTGGTGCGCGCTGCAGGGTGGGGTTGCTGACCTGTACCCGCGAACTGCCTCCTGTCTCGCTGGCGTCGCCTGGTTCAAGGCCAAGAAGCGTTACAGCGACTACCCCGCGATCGGTGCCCAGGTGTTCTTTGGCGCTGGTGGCGGGTCGCACACCGGTCTCGTCTACGACTACGACAGCGAGTTCGTCTACACCGTTGAGGGCAACACGAACACCGGCGGCAGCGCGGAGGGCGATGGCGTCTACCTCAAGAAGCGCGTGCGGCGAGACTCGTACGTTCACGGCTACGGCTACCCGCTGTTCTCGGACGGCATCAAGTCCGCGGATCCGGCGTGGGTGGACAAGGCGCCGGCGCTTGGTGTGAAGGGCATTGACGTTTCGTCCCACCAGGCCGCTGACTACGCGGTTACCGGTGCTGACTTTGTGGCGGTGAAGGCCACTGAGGGGCTGTCGTACGAGAACCCCAAGCATGCTGCTCAGGTGAAGCGCGCTCGGGACAGGGGTCTCGTGGTTGGGCACTACCACTTTGTCCGCGCTGGGGACATGAAGGCCCAGGCTGACTACTTCCTGAAGGTCGCAGCGCCCAAGCCCGGTGAATTCCTTGCGCTGGACTGGGAAGACGCTGCCGTTTCGTGTGCCGACAAGGATGCGTTCCTGAAGTACCTCAAGTCCAAGGCGGGCGGCAGGAAGGTTGTCCTGTACTGCAACACGACGTTTTGGTTGCAGCGGGACACCACCTCGTACGCGGCAGACGGGCTTTGGATTGCCCGGTACGGCGGCGAGGCGGGACAGCCGGGAATTCAGGCTGAATGGCTGATCCACCAGTACACGGACAAGCCGGTTGACACGAACGTAACCCGCTGGACGTCGCGCGCTGAGATGCGGAAGTGGGCGGAATCGGCGCCGGCCAAGCCCAAGCCCGCTGCCCCGGCGATTCCTGTCGTTGACCTCTCCAACGTCGTTGCCGCTGCCAAGCGGGACTCTGGCCTTAAGCAGGGTGGAACCACGCACCCGGCGGACGTCAAGCCGGTGGAGGCAGCGCTGAAGGCTGAGCGCCTGCTGTCCGCGTCGTATGCCGGCGATGGTTCGTTCGGCTCGTCCACGGTCGCCGCGTATGCCGCCTGGCAGCGGAAGTGCGGTTACTCCGGCAAGGATGCGAACGGCATTCCGGGTGCGACCACGCTGAAGAAGCTGGGCGCTAAGCACGGATGGACCGTCAAGGCATGAGTTCTGAAGTCACAGTTGCTCTCATCACGGCAGTGTCAGTAATTGGCGCTGCCGTGGTGGCGGTGGCCCCTGCATTACGGCGTACTCGTGGCGCTGTTGAGGCTGAGGGCCTGGCCACCCGAGAAGCAATGGAAGCCCAATTTGCTGCTCTTAACGTCCGCATTGACGACGTCCGTGACGATGTTGACGACGTCCGCGAGGGTGTTGTGCGTGTCCGCGAATGGCAGGCTGGCCACGACGCCGAACACCTTCTCATCGGCCGGCCACGCCCTGGAGGCAACCCCTGATGACCACTCCCGTAGTCCCCTCCGGAATCACCACCGTCACGCTGACCGGCCGCTATCTCCGGCCCGACTTCACACCCCTGAAGGGCACCGTAACCATTGCCACTCCCGCGCTGCTGACGCTCCCTGGGGCGGACACGATCAGCACGGGCAGCGCAACGGCGACCCTGGACGCAACCGGCGCATTCTCGATGACGCTGATTGCCACCGACCAGGCGAACATGCAGCCGGAGGGCTGGGCCTACCAGGTCACTGAGAAGTTCCAGGACATCCTTGGGCGCACGTACGCCATTCAGCTTCCGGGCGCTGTGCCCGTGGTGGATATCGCCGACATTGCGCCGGCTGACCCGTCACAGGGGCAGTACATCACTGTGTCATCGGTGAACGGCATGACCGGCGCCATTACGCTGAATTCTGCAAGCGTTGGAGCGGTCCCTCGTGCCATCGTCCCCATTGACCAGCTCGTCAGCGGGAACCCCTTCTACATCGCCCACCGTGGATCCGGCGGCGAGTTCCCCGAGCACACCATGGAGGCGTACGAGTCCGCGGTTGCCGCGGGTGCCCAGGCCATTGAGGTGTCCGTCAACCTCAGCGCTGATGGTGTGCCGGTCTGCATCCACGATGGGACCTTGGACCGGACCACGTACACGTCCGGCAACGTCGCTGACTGGAACTATGCGGCGCTGCATCACAAGGTTCTGACGAATGGCCGGCTGCTGCTGGGCCAGGGTCGCCCGGATGTGCCGCTTCCGACGCTGCGGGATGTGCTGGACCGGTTCATGGGCAAGGTGGTCATCTTCCTTGAGCCCAAGAGCAACCCCAGCGTGCCGGTGGTGCAGCAATTCCTGCTGGACAACTACCCGCATGCCAAGGACAGCGTGGTCTGGAAGAACTACTACCAGGCGACCAGCTTTGCGTGGGCCAAGGCCAACGGATTCAAGACCTGGGCCTATGTCGACGCGGCCACCACGGACGCTCAGATGAATGCGCTGGATCAGTCCCTGGTCGACTTCTGGGGAGTTCCCCAGCTCATGGCCGATGCGCGCATGCAGGCAGTGGTTGCCCGCGGCAAGCCGGTCATCTGCTGGGAGGTTCACAGGCGCAGCGAGCGGGACCGGCTGCTGTCGCTGGGCGTGCGCGGCATGATGTGTTCGGAGCTGATCTACGTCCGGCGCAATGCCCCCTCGCGCACCGCTGACGACTTCGCCACTCAGATCAAGGCGCCGGGCAATCTGGGGACGATCAACTACGACGCTCCCAGCGCGCTGAAGTACGACGACACCGGAGGATCCGCGTACATCAACGCATTGCCGAACCGGTCCGTGGTCCTGGGCTCACTGTCCAACCCGGCACCGCCCGGCACGTACACGATCCGCTTCGACATGATGTACGAGACGGCCCCGGTATCGACGGAGCACGCCGGCATCGCGTTCGGCAAGGTGTCGGACGACATCTACCGGTTCTCCCAGGCGAACACGTCTGGTGGCTACCACATGGCCATTCGCGGCAACGGCGACATGCAGTTGTACACGCACACTGCCGGTGTCACAGCGGGAACGCAACTGGGGACCACCGTGGCTACTGCTGCTCCCACTGCTGGCGGATGGATGTCGTTCACGATCCAGGTGACGCCTACTCAGATCATCCTGACTCGTACCGATGGCACTCCCGCGTCCATCACTGTGTCCAACACAGCTTTCCGTGGCGGGTACTTCCACCTGTCGACGGGATCGATCAGCACCACGGCAACCAAGCCTCACTGGCGGAACGTCTCCGTGGTCTAACCACCTACCAGCCCTGGTAGGTGCTACCGAAGGGTGAACTAGTGAAGTTCGTCAAGGACAACGCCCGGTACCTGTACGCCATCGCTGCTGCCGGCCTGGCCATCGCCGCGCACTACTACCCGGACCTGCCCGTCAAGGCTGTCCTGGGTGCCGTCGGGACCGCCCTGGGCGTGTAGCCGGGAAGTCGTTGCGCTCCAGGGTGATTGAGACCCACTGACCTTGGAGGCAGCATGACGTACCCGAATATCGCCCTGATCGGTAAGGCGCGGAGCGGCAAGGACACCGTGGCAGCGCACCTGATTGCCACCCACAGATACACCCGCGTGGCATTCGCTGACCCGCTGAAGGAGATGGCGCTTGCGCTGGACCCGATCTTGGAGGCTGACACTCCGCATCCCCAGCTTGGAGACATGGGCCCGGTGCGTCTCGCTGAGATGGTTCGGCTGCACGGCTGGGAGATCGTCAAGGACCAGTTCTCTGAGGCTCGCCGCGTACTTCAGTACCTGGGCAGCGCAGTGCGTGAGCAGGATGAGGCCTTCTGGGTGAGCCAGGCGCTGCGCAAGATCCGCACGGCGACAACCTGGAACCTCCCCGTGGTCGTGACTGACTGCCGATACATGAATGAGGCGCTGTTGCTGCGCGCTGCTGGGTTCACGTTGATTCGCATCGATCGGCCCGGCACCGACCCCGGCAACCATGCCAGCGAAACGGAGCTGGATCATTTCGTGGCGGACGAGCGCATCACCAACGCCAGCACGCTGGAAGAGCTGTACGCCCAGGTAGACAAGCTGGTCCCGTAGCACCTGCTACACTTGGCGCGATTCATTGGCGCTAGGGGAGGGGCCAGCATGTTTGGCAGCAAGAAGTCCGATGAGGAAAAGGCAGCGGCCAAGGCTAGCCGGGATCTGAACGTGGCAGCGCTGAAGGTTGGCCTGATTCGCGTCAGCGGCGACGGCCGGCACTTCACCACGCCGGGACAGGGCAATGTGCCAGTCGATGGCGCGAAGGTGACCCTGGATAAGGGCGAGGCAGCGAAGCGGATCACGGCGACGCGTGTTGCGCTGGCCGGCCCATTCGCGCTGCTGCTTCGCAAGGACACGACCAAGCTGTTCGTCACCATCGAAGGTGCCGACGGTTCGGCCATGCTCATTGCCGTGCCAGCGGGGCGGGAAGTGGCCGCGCGCACGTTCGAAGTCATGGTGAACAGCAGGCTGAGCTAGTAGACGGGCCCTCATCCATTCGGGTGGGGGCCTTTCTGCGTTTCGGGGTTGCGCATCGGCCCGGTTGCGCTAGAGTCACCCACGGCAGCGCCGACAACCAGGGGAGTCACCATGGCACCGAAGAGCATTGACGAGCTGAACCAGGAACTGCGCGAGGAAATCGCCGCGGCAACTGAGCGGGTGCGCACGCTGGCCCAAGAGGGCAAGACCGAGGCATCCACCGAGCTGGCCAAGGAGGTTACCTCGCTGGTGGACAAGCTGCCGTCCAAGGAGCGTGCTGGCCTGAAGGCCAAGGTGCGGGCAGCGGGGAAGGCCAAGGTGGTGGCCGCGGAAGTCGTCAGCGCTGAGGTGCCGCTCGCTGCCGAGGAAATCGACCCGATGACCATTGAGGGCGTGCCTGAGCTGATCACCATGGGTGGTGAGAAGATCAAGTCCATCATGGACCTTACGGTCAAGTCCGCGGACGGGGCGCGGGAGATCGCAACCATCATCCTGGACATGCGCCGGCGCATCCCGCACAACGGCCTGCCGGACCTGAAGGCGGCGAGCCACGCGGCCAAGTTGGCGTCCGCCAAGATGTACGAGAGCGTTGGTGCCATCGACGCTGACGAGTTCGAGCATGAGCAGGCTCAGGAGAAGCTGAAGCGCGCTGTGCAGTACCGCATGCGCGACGTGTCAGCGGAGTACCTGCGTAACCTGGACAAGGCGCCGGATGAGGCCCAGTTGTTCGCCTCGCTGATGGAGGGCCAGCCCAAGGGGGCCAAGGTGTCCGAGGTTGTGTCAGCGCACTACGGGCTGTCGCTGAAGGGCCCGACGGAGATTGAGCGGGAGAAGTACGCGGAGCGCAAGAAGCTTGAGGCGGCCGGCAAGACTCTGGAGATTGAGGCGGCGTCTGAGCCTGAGCCTGAAGAGGTCGTTCAGAGCGTGCTGACCGGTATCCACAAGGCGCTTCGCGGTGCAAAAGCGTCGTATTTCGAGGGGCTCAGCGACGACCGCAAGGCGGAAGTCAAGGAAGAGCTGGAAGACCTCAACAAGGTCATCAAGGCCATGCTTGCGGCTGTCCTGTAGGTCTGTCCCGCTTTGTGCCCCGCTGGTCTACGCGATCGGCGGGGTTTTTGCGTGCCCACAGCGAAGCGGTAACAGAAAAGTGTGTACTTTCACCTTCTCCTCATACGCGTATAAGGGGTTAGTAGAAGTACACACTTTTTTGATACCCGCCCCGGCTCCGCTGGAAGTCCTTGCGCTCTAGGTGTATTGACACCAAGAGAGGGGTTCGGATGACTATCCAGACCACAGACCGGGGCCCGCGCCACTACTTCGACACCACAGCGCCGGAGGTTCGCTACCCGGGCGTAACCGGCATCGTCGGCATGCTGCCCAAGCCGTTCCTGCAGCGATGGAACGCGAACATGGCCGCGGACTACGCTGTTGAGAACAGTGACATTCTGCCGCGCATGGTTGAGCGTGACGCCAAGGCAGCGAAGCAGGCCATTGCCGGCGCCGCCTACCGCTACACCAAGAAGCGGAGCGACATCGGTAGCCAGGCGCATGACCTGTTTGAGCGCATGATTCGCGGCGAGAACATCGGGCGCTTCCAGCCCCAGGACATGGTTCCGTACGTGGCCCACTTCCGGGAGTTCCTGGACGCTGTCAATCCGGAGCTGGTGCGCGCTGAGGACGTTGCCTGGTCCGACACGCATCGCTACGCCGGCTCGTTTGACGCGATCTTGCGCGTCTGGCTGGACGAGAAGAACCAGCCGACTCCGGATCGTTCCGGCACGCCGTACCTGTTTCTCGTGGACTGGAAGACCAGCCGCAGCACCTACCCGGACGTTGCGCTGCAGTTGTCCGCGTATGCCTACGCTGACGAGATCATCTCGCCGGACGGTGTCCGTGAGCCTATGCCTGAGTTTGACGGGGCGGCGGTGCTGCACATCACGGACAGCGAGTGGGAGTTCCTGCCCGTCGACATCAACCGTGACACCGTGTTCGCCCAGTTCCTGCACCTGCGAGAGACCTGGAATTGGGATCGGGAGGGCAGCAAGACCGTGCTGGGCAAGCCGATCGCGCAGAAGGCCGGCGCCATCCAGACCGGAACGCAGAGGCGGGCAAAGTGAGCTTCAACGTTGGTGACAAAGTGACGGCGCTGGGCGCTATCTCTGGCGTGGTCAAGTACGGACCGGTACCCAGTACGTTCGGTACGTACGCGCTGTACGTTGTCGAGGACGAGACCACAGGGCGCGAGCGGGCGTACAAGGAATCCGACCTGGCCCCGTTCGCTGAGACCTTCAAGGCCGGCGACCAGGCGACGGGCGTTGGGTCGGGCCAGACGTACACCATTCTGGCCGGCCCGTTCAAGGACTCCCGCGGGCAGTACTACGTGGTTCGGCGGGGCGATGGCCACGAGGTCCCCATCCATGCTGAGAACCTGCGCGCTGTCGCCCAGCCGGCGAACGCCGTGGTCCACGACGGCGTGACCTACGATCTGGACGCCGAATACACCGATCGCGAGGGCGACCCGTGGCGCTTCGCTGTGGTTGACGGCATGGTGCGCGGGGACTACGGGGATCGGCGCGGGTGCATCACTGAGCGCAGCTATGAGATTGGCTACGCGGTCAGCACCTGGGGTCCGTTCCGCAAGATCTAACCCCGCAACACATCTGGCCCCCTCTCCGGAGGGGGTCTTTTGCGTATCCGCGGCAGCAGGAAGTCATTGCGCTCTAGGGGAATTAGCACAAGCCACCTACACCCCCGGAGGTAGACGCATGACGCTGTGCCGGAAGATCCAGCGGTGGGCCGCCAAGCTTGGTCCCAACTGCTTGTGCAACCCGCAGAAGGAAGGTCTCTGCCCCGCTTGCGGCGGCTAGGAAGTCCTTGCGCTCTAGAGAAACCAGAAGATGAAACGGAGCGGGTCAGCGGCGGTATCGCCTGCTGGCCCCTCCCTCCAAACCTGGGAGAGTACGCATGGCACTGGACCTTTTCAGCACCGACCCCGACGCAGCGCCCAAGGCCAAGCCGGACACCGACTACGACTACGGCGTTGACTTCCAGTTCCGGGCCGGCCGCCAGGTCAACAAGCGCCCGGTGTCGCTGAAGAA